CTGCCCGGCTGGCTGGCGGTTGGCGCCGGCGTGTGCCCTCCGGGCCGCGCCGCCGCTTTTGGCAGCACCAAAACCGGACAGAATGGCGCCGTTTTATTCCGGCGCTAACAATCGGCCGAGCGCACTGCGGACAGAGGGGTGAGCCAGCGTGGGCTTCCTCGGCCACTGCGTCAACCTTCTGCTGCAGACTCTCCAACATCTGCAGACGGAATTCCTGTTCCACTTCGCGTTCCAGCAAAAGAAAGCGCGACGGCTGGTCGTGGAGTCCCGGCCGCACCGGTGGGGGAGCCGGTGGCGGACAAGCCAAACGGGGCTCTGCCATGAGCGGCTATCGCGGGGACACGGGTCGGCGATCCATCCAATCCCCCGAAACAAACTGTATGCATATTGTTTGATCCATACTTTACGATAAATGGTTTTGGCGCCTCGGGGAAACTTCTCCCCGCCAGATCCATATCTCTCTGGCGGCTGTCATTCTCCCCGGCCCTCCCCCAAAACCGTTAAGCACCCGTGATCTCGTTGGGATTCGCGTGGTAGTTCAGGAGCAGGGCAGGGAAGCTGGATTGTGCTTCAAAGTCGACCCGGGCGCGGGCACGGATCTCGGTGACGAAGTCGGTACGATGGCGCTTGAGTTGCGCCTCGATCTGGGCACATGCGCGGCCGGCGCCATCGGGGGCCTGTGTGCGCCCGAAAAGCCAGTGATCGGGCAGTATACAGGACTGAGCGGGTGCGGGTTGTGCCCCCCGCCGTTCAAGCTGGCGGATCGAATGGTCTTCCGGAGGCATGCTTGAATTCCAATTCGGAGGGACGGGGAAGTCGGGTGGAGGATTAGTACTACGGAAAAACCTTAAGTCTGCCGATAAAGAAGGATGTATGTTCCGCACTGTGGTCCTCGCACCGGATCCAGAATTCGGGAAGGCGGTGGAGCGTCTCGCCTTGGAGTCGCGCCACCTCATCGTGAACAAAACGGTAGCCGCTTTTCCGGAGAACGGTTACGAGGTGGGACGGGTAATCAGCAGTTATGGGCCGGAGATTGTACTCGTGGAGAACACGAGGGTTGACGTCACGCTGGAGGTTTCCGAGAAGCTCAGGTCTTATGCTCCGGATGTGGCGGTCCTTGCGCTGGGTGGGCAGGGGACGACGGACGCCGAGCGGCAGTTCGAGGCGATCGGCGCGTCGTTGCTGAACGGTGCGTTCAGCCAGCGCCAGTTCATCGACGCGATTCAGAAAGCGATCCATCGGGTGCGCCGGAACTCGTTGGGCCACCTCTTTGCGTTCTTGCCGGCCAAAGCGGGTAACGGCTCAACGACGGTGGCCTTCAATCTGGGCACGTCCATCGCGATGGGGCTGGGGAAAAGGGTTCTCGTGATCGAGGCCGACCTTCATTCGGGCGTGATGTCGGCGTTTCTGGATGCAAAGCCCAAGCTTCCCTTGATCGACGTGCTGCAGAACTCCGACAGCCTGGATTACTCGTCCTGGCACAATTCTGTTGTTTCGTCGAACTCGACTGATTTCCTCCTCGCAGACCGGATCAAGAAAGCACCGCTGCCGTCGTGGATGCACTACCATCAACTCCTGCAATTCGCGTCAAAACGGTACGATGCGATGATCGTGGACCTACCGGAGGTGGTGAACGAGGCGACAAAAGAGATTGTCCAGTATGCGCAGTGGACTTTCGTTGTATGCACGCCGGAACTGGCGTCGCTGAAGCTGGCGGAGCAACGGTTACAGGAATTGAAGGCACACGGTGCATTGCCTGACCGGCTGCGAGTTGTGGTGAACCGCTGGCACAAAAGCGACATGAAGCAGGAGGAAGTCTCAGACCTATTGGGTTATCCGGTATCGCTAGTGATCAAGAACGACTACCGTGCGATTAGCAGGGCGATCGCGTCAGGGCGGCCGTTGAGCCCGGAAAGCGATTTCGGACGCTGTTATCTGGAGTTCGGGAGCAAGCTGGTCGGCGCTGGAAAGAAAGAGAACGGCAGCAAGGCGCGGTTTTCGTTCTTCGAGGCCAGGCGTAGGGGCGAGTTACAGGCCGGGAGCGAAATGCCGTGAGACGGACGTCAGGAGCGAAACCTCGAAGCAGCGAAGTGCGCTTCGAAAGCCTCCGATTGCGAGGTCCTGACCGCAGTTGCATGAACGAAGCCGCGAACTACCCAATTATTGTCGCACCGCAGTGACTTCGAGTAGCAGTATCAGGATCTCTCAGTAGTTCTCGCCAGCCACGCGAATTGTCGGCGCCAAACCTTGGGGTACGAATAAGCCAAACGCCTTAGAAAACAACCAGATCGCCTGCCGAAACCGTGCGCCCGAAGACTTGCCAGGTATCGGTGCAAAAAATCTTCAATCTTTTTTATGTGTCTTATCAAGCAGTTACGATCTGACGAGGGCCTTCCGCTTGGTCGTGTCCCTTAGATTGAAGTCGAGAGAAGTGATGGCGTGGGCGCCTCCTCCTGTGGGGCGCCCGATTTTTTTGCAGGGAGGTGCGGTGGCGGATCGAACGAAGAACAAGAGAAACGCGGACCGGCATGCAACCCAGGAAAGGATACACAGACTGCTCACAAAGATTGAGAACCGTTTCGAGTCCGAATCGGGCAAGGCATCGGCAGCCGATTACATCCGCCTGTTGCAACTGGAGCGGCAGTTGGAAGAAGACGAAGGCCCGCAAAAAATCAGCGTCACGTGGGGGTCCAGTTGGGCCGGAAAAAAGTCAGGCCCGTTGTCATGAAGCGATCCGGTTTTGTTACCTACTATAACGGTCTGCTGAAGTCTGATGAACAACCGAATTATCCAAGGCCGAACGATGCTAGCTTATCGACATTTATGGAATTAGTGAATCACAAATCGATCCTAAGTGGGGGGAAACGTTCGAAAACCTGGCACAACCTACTCACACAATGCCAGCGAGAGTACCGATGAAGAAAAAGACACGAGCCAAAGCCAATAATCGGACTTACCAGGATACCGGCTGTGGCAAGAGTGCAAGCCAGGAAAGTCATGCGGAGAGCAGGCAGTAGAACTGCTGTAAAAAATGGACCTTCAAACGACAACGCACTTAGATATCACGCGAGAGCATCCTGACTACGTCGAAAAGCGTGAGATCTGGCACCGCTACAAAGACCTGTATGCGGGGGGTGAGCAATTCAAGGCGAATGCGTCGCGATATTTGATTCCCCGCCACAAAGAAGCGCCGCAGATCTACTATGAGCGCTTAGGACGGGTGTTCTACGAGAACTATGCCGGCTCGATCATTGACTGGTACGGCGCCACGCTGTTTCGCCGCGAGCCGGTGCTGACGTTTGAGGGAGACCATCGCGGCGGAAAGTTCTTCGGTGATTTCGTCGAGGACTGCGATCGAAAGGGGACGAGCCTGACGGACTTTCTGAGACAGCGATTCATTGAGGCGTTGGTCGGAGGCCGCAGTCATATACTGATTGATTTTCCGCGGCCTCAGAAGCATGCGGATACAAGGGCCGAAGAAGACGCTTTGGGGCTGTCGCGCGCATATTTGATCGGATATTCGGCCGAGGACCTCATTAACTGGAGCCTCGATGAGCAGGGGAATTACGAATGGGTCGTGTTGCGTACGACGGCGCTACGAAAGAAAGACGTGGCGGAGCAAGATTGGACGCTGGTCACGCGGTGGGCGTACTACGACAAACGAAAATTTCGTACTTACGAACGCGAAGAACAAGGGGGAGGGAAGGGTGTGGTCGCGCTGCTTGGGGAAGGCTGGCACGGGCTCGCAAAGCTGGACCGCGTGCCTGTAGTGGACCTAAGGGTGGGCGAAGGCTTGTGGCTCATGAACCGAGCGGGTCTGTTGCAGCTCGAGCATTTCAACAAATCGAACGCGCTGGGATGGGCGCTGACGATGGGTCTTTTCGCGTCGCCCGTGGTGTACTCGGACAAACAGTTTAATCAAATCATGGGTGAGTCTTATTATATTCAGCTCGCGCCAGGCGATCGATTTGGTTGGACAGAGCCCACCGGTAATGTGTTCCAGATCGCTACGGATAATCTGAGCCGTTTGCAACAAGAGATTTACCGCGTCTGCTACCTATCACAGGCTGGTGGCGAGATTGCGGGGAGCATCGCACAGTCGGGCGTCAGCAAACAAAGGGACTTTTCGATCACGCAAGAGGTCCTGCGGTCGTACGGAGACACGGTGAAGGATGCCGTGAAACGCGTTCTGCGGTGGATTGCGCAGGCTCGGGAGGATACGCTGCTGATCGATGTTTCGGGGTTGGACGAGTTTGATATCGGGGACTTCGGCTCGGAGCTCGTGGACGCGGAGCGGCTCCTAGCTCTGGGAATAGAATCTCCAACGCTGCGAAAGCAGGTGTATAAGAAGCTGTCGCTGAAGTACTTGTGCGATGTGCGTCAGGACATTAAGGACCAAATCGTTCGAGAGATAGACGCTCAGAAATGATCGGGGACAGACCCCAGGGAGGTTTATGGAAGACGATAATACGAAAATCGGTGTAGGCGATGGACACGGACAATTACGTTCCGTGATTCGCAGCGTGATCGATGAGTTTATGCGCGCAGAACAGGTAAAGACGGAACCTGCGTACAGGACGGAGTTGGTAGAGGAGAGGAAGCGCCGGGAACAGTTAGAGCAACGCGTGAATGAGCTTGCTGGTGAGAACAAGCGCAACAAGCAGATTGCCGAAGAGGCGGAGAAGCAAGCCGCGGTCCGGACGGAGCTCCAGCGGCTCGGCGTTGCAAAGGTAGATCTTGCTTTTCGCGCTGTTCGCGATGAGGTTCGTCGCAAGGAAGACGGTCGCCTTGTGGCAAAGGCGGAACACGGAGAACTGCCCTTACGTGACTACTTGGAGCAGTTCGTCAGTGAGAATCCGGAATTGCTGCCGGCGCGGATTGCCGGGGGCTCTGGAATGGAGCCGGTGCAGAAAACGGCCCCGGCGGAGCGAGGGATCGAGCTGGACAAGATTCGGCCGGGCATGGACCCGGAGGAATTGGACCGGGTCCGGAAAGAGATCTCGCGAATCGCCGCGCAAAGCCTGCGCGGTATGTGAGGACAGACGCGACCGGTTATGGGATTTTGCCTGGCCCGGCGCACCTGAAGACTAAAAGAATTGAGGAAAAGACAATAGATGCCAGCAATTACATCAGCAAATGTCGCAAATGCGATTGTGAAGTTAGTCGCGGTGGACGCGCTGCCCGCGCTCATGGGGAACCTGGTGATGGGAAATCTCGTCAACCGGGATTACGAGCCGGTGCTAGCGAACGCGGGCGATACCGTTAACGTGCCGATCCCGCCAACGTTGGTAGCGAATAATATCGCGGAGGGCGGCACGGTTCAGGCGCAGAATCCGAACCTGGGGAATGCGCAGATCGTCTTAAATACGCACGCGGAAGCAACATTCCAAATCCCGGACGTCACGAAAGTACTGGCGGTACCGGATCTTCTGAGATTGTACATGCAACCGGCCGTAGTGGCATTGGCCGAAAGAATCGAATCGGACCTCTTGAACCTGTACCCGTTGTTCACAGCCAACACTCCTGTAGGATTAGCGGGGACGCCGATCACGGAGGCAGTGATCGATCAAGCCGAAACCACCCTGTTTCAGGTTAAAGTACCGGCGAGCGCCGACAAGTACCTGGTGGTAGACTCATCGACTTACTCGGCTCTGCGCCAGATCCCCCGATTCAGCGAGTTCTACTCCGCCGGCGATGCCGGCCTGCGGGCACTTATTGAAGGAAACGTAGGAAAGCTGAAAGACTTCTATATCTTTGGTTGGCAGTTTGTGCCGAAGACGGGGAGCGGACCGTCCACTACCCATAATTTCGCATTCACCAGAGATGCGCTGGGCCTCGTTATCCGCCGACTGCCACAGCCCCTACCGGGGACCGGCGCAATCGCGGAGTATGCAGAAATGGGCAACTTCGGCATGCGCGTGATCATGAGTTATCAGCCGAACACGCTGGCGCAGCAGTTCACGGTGGACGTGCTGTACGGCGTCGGTGTTCTGCGCAATACCTTCGGCGTGCAGGTGAACAGCTAGCCGAGTTTCAGAAGCAAACGGAGTTATGGCGCCGAAAACAAGACCGGCCGCATCTACCGTAACTGGCGGATGCGCGCCGGTGTTGGTATTTAAAGAGGAAACTGTGGACCTAAAATTATACTATCACAAGACACGGACGATCGAAGCGACGATACCCGGGGAACACGCCGTCGTCGTAAGCCTGGAAACGTCGGACGGGGGCCGTGCGGGACAATTATCGGAAGTGTCGCGCGCTGTAGCCGCAAAGCTGGTCGTACAGGGGAAAGCCCGCCTCGGGAACGAGCAGGAGACAGAAGAGTTCAAAACGGCAATCCGCGAAGCAAAGGAAGCTGCGGACGAGTTGTCCATGAGGGACCGCGTCCAGCTGAGCGTTTTGAATCAAGCAGATGTAGAACTGCTTCGTAGTGTCCTCCGAAAAGAGGAATAGGGGCGATTCCCATGGCCCTTTTCACCGACGGACCGCTTAATACAAGCGTCGATTTACAGCAATACGAAAACGGAATTCTCGATGTCGCCAGCACTGAAAAGATTGATATTACGATGAAGGCGGCGCTTGCGCAAGAAGAAATTGGGGCGGACCTGCTCTTGTTTCTGGACCGAAATTCGCTTTGGGATCCAAGGCTACTCGTCAGACAGACTATGAGCATAAATGACATCGTGATTACGGAGCCCTTGAGACGATGGCATGCGTATAAGACGCTGGCGATGGTGTATCAAGATGCGTACAACAACCAGCTCAACGACCGCTATGAGGGCAAATGGACGCAATACAGTCAGCTTGCAAGCACCGCAGAACAGACGCTTTTTGGAGTAGGTGTCGGCATTGTCCACCGGGCGATACCGCGGGCGAGTGAGCCATCTCTGACCATCGTTCCGCTGGGTGTTACGGGAATCAGTTATTACGTCTGTGTGTCCTGGCTGAGTGCGTCAGGTCAAGAGGGATTGGCAAGTGCGCCGGTCCAAGCCACCAGCAGCGATGGATCGGCAGTTGTGGTTGGAGTGTCAAATCCACCCGCGGGCGCCGTACTCTGGAACGTGTACGCAGGGAACGGGCCGGTCGCTGTGACCTTACAAAACAGTTCACCGCTTCCGATCAGCGCAACGTGGATATTACCTGCGACCGGATTGCGGACAGGAAGAGATCCCGGCGGCGGCCAAGTACCCGAGTGGTGGATCGTCGACAGGCACGTTCTTCCAAGGGGCTAACGTATGAGCCAAATCTCGAATGTTGTGGGGGTGGTTGCCGATCTTCTTCGGGGCGAAGGCGGCCTACAAGCGAACATCGACGCGCTCGCGGCGGCAGAGACCCTGCCGGCAGTGAACCTGACAGACCGCCAAGTGATAGCGCAGAACTTGCCGGCAGAGATCGCGGAGCGCAGCACGGCCGGAAAATACCCCTCCATCTACGTCTATTGCGAAAAAGCCGCCAATCAACTCCGGGAGAAGTTCCGGACGTTTTCGGGAGAGGCCGGAATGGCAATTGAGATCAGAGTATCGGCAGACAGGGTGGAGAACCTCGGTGGGCAGATCAGTCTACTAGTGGACGCCGTGACAAGCACACTCGACCAAAATCGCGGCGATTGGGGGGCTGGCGTTTTTTATGGCGGCGGATATGAGATCGGATTCGCCGGCGTGAAGCATGGCGGTAAGAACTTCACGCAGACAGCCAAGGTTACGTTCAACCTGGAAATCAGTAGAAACTAAAACTACGGCACAATGACATGGCTTATATTTCATCAAACGACAACCGCTTTTACGTAGCGAATGAGCAGAGCTACGGTGTGGTTGGGGCAAGTGGCGCCTTCAACAGAATACCGGCAGTAAAAATGACCACACGCCAGCAGCGAGAGAAAGCGGACCGCAAGGACAAGACGGGGTCGCGAACATTTGCTGGTTACCCGTTGGGGGGACGGCGATTTACGACATTTGAACTCCGAAGCTACATGCGGAACTGGGCAGACCAGACGAAAGAACCGAATTGCGGTCCGCTCTTCCAGTCGTGTTTGGGTACACCCGCGGCCCTGGCGAATCCACTCGCGGTCAGTGCTACATCCGCTCCAAACGGCATCGCATTTGCCAGCGCCCATGGGTTGGAGCCTGGACAGGGCGTGGCATATGGGGGGGAGATAAGGTTCGTCGCGGCGGTTGTGAACGCGCAGACGATTCAGCTCAACGCGGCTTTCTCCGTCTTGCCCGCAACCAGCACGATGACAGGCGCCTGCGCGACATACGCTCCCGGAGAGGAGTTGAGCAGTGCAACAATTCTCGATTGCTGGAGTCCGGCCTCCGCCGTGCAACGGATGATTTACGGAGCGGCGGTCGACCAACTGAAAGTACAGGTCAACGGTGATTTTCATGAATTCCAGTTCTCCGGGCCGGCGTGCGATGTGGTGGACAGCGCCAGCTTCCAGCAAAACCAAGGCGGACTGAGCGCGTTCCCCCAAGAGCCGTCGTTGAGTGCTTATGATTACTCGATTATTCCGGGTCATCTTGGGCAGGTCTGGTTGGGCAGCGCACCAAATCAATTTTTTACGCTGACATCGGCGACAGTGACGCTAAAGAACAACGTCACCTTGCGTGACCACGAGTTTGGATCGAATCTAGCGCGAGGTATCTCGCCGGGAATCCGATCGGTGTCGGTGGACTTTAGCTTGTACCAACAGGACGACTCACAGACGCAGGCGCTTTACCAGGCAGCGCGGCAGGAATCGCCCGTCAGCGTGATGCTGCAGTTGGGCCAGCAGGCCGGCCAGTTAACAGGGATTTATTTGAAAAGTGTGATGCTTGAAACCCCGGAATTCGACGACTCTGAGGTCCGCCAACAGTGGACGTTCAAGAGCTGCCGCGCACAAGGTATCGCCGATGATGAGATTTCAATCGCATTCGGCTAACCGTTCGAAGGAAGAAAAGCATGGTTCAATACGAGAGTAGGGTAACACAGCCGTCGCGTTGCATCGCCGGGGTCGAGTTCACAATTCTACGTCTTTCGTTCGCCCGTCGAATGGAACTGGCGCGGAGAGTGTTGGAACTCAGCCGCCGCCTGGAGTTCCAACAGGCTGGTGAAGGCATCGAGAATAACATCCAAGCGAATATTCTGAGTTGTGAAATCGACCAGCTATACGTGCGCTGGGGACTGGTCGGAATTACAGGATTAACTGTCGACGGCATGGATGCAACGCCGGAGTTGATTGCAGAGAAAGGGCCCGAGGACTTTGCGCACGAGATCGTTACCGCCATCAAGTTTCAATGCGGGCTCAGTGAGAGCGAACGAAAAAACTGATCGTCGCCTTCCACTTTCAATTTGCGAACCAAGCCGGGTGGAGGTGCGGGGAGTGCAGAAGAAACGGCTTGGAGCAAGTGCGTAGATGCGGATGGCTTGCGCGGGATGATAAGCTCATCCGTGTGGTCTGGGCAAGACGCACGGTGGCGGTTGATAGTTGTCCGGTTTCGTACGTGTCCGCGGAGAGCAGCGCCTGGATACAGGAATTCCAGGCGTGGAAGCTTCTTGGCGGCGTCGACGTCTTTGCGCTTCCGGCGCGCACGGTGGAGGCATTTTGCATTCTGGAAAACGAATTAAGAGCGGAGATAAAAGGTGAGCAACAGTAACATACGGAAAAGACTCGAGGAGGTGCTTCCTTTCAAAGCAGTCCGGCAACCGAAGGCAAGTGAGTCGTTTTTCCCGGATACTTATGGATGGGACAGTGTGACGGCAGCGCAGAGTGTCGGGGGCGCGGGGGACGCCGGGGGTTCCAGTGACGCTTCGCAGGTGCTGCAGTCGACGTTAAAGGAAGCCAGCGACGCCGTAACTCAGGCCAACAAACAACTGACGGACCTGCAAACGGCACAGGAGCAATTGCTGGCGAGCACGGGTCAAAACACTCAGGCCCTCGAGGCCAATACGCAGGCCAAAAGCGGCAGCGGATCGAGCACTTTGTCGACCATTGGAAGCATCGCAGGCGGCATTTTCGGACAGGGGTCAATTCTATCCCCAATCGTGAGTGGGCTTATGAGCCTGTTTGGAGGCGGTTCATCGACGCCGCAGCAGGTCTTCACTCCTTACATAGCGCCTCCCTCCGTCCAATTGGCGACAACGGTCAACAGCGCAGTACCGGCGGCCTTACCGAGTCCTACGGGTCAGACAGGAGGACAGGGTAACATTGCATCGGGGCCACAGGTGCAGATCCAGGTGAACGCCATTGATGCACAGTCGTTTCTGGATCACAGCGACGAGATTGCGGATGCGGTCCGGCAAGCGTTACTGAATTCGCACTCGTTGGGCGACGTCATCGCGGACCTATAGAATGAGTACCTTCCCTGTTTTAAAGACCGGGGCCGTCATCCAGGTGCCGACGAGCCGCACAATGCAGTTTGCGACTGATGTTGTCCAATTCGTGGACGGCAGCGAACAACGGTTTCGCAGCTACGCTCAACCGTATCACCGTTGGATCGTGAAGTTCGACGCTCTCGATGAAGCGGAACTTCGAAATATAAGGGCGTTTGTCCAACAGGTGAATGGGGCAGCAGGTTTGTTCTCGTTCACAGATCCCTGGGACGGAACCGTGTACCCGACGTGCACCTTGGAAGGTGACACTACGACCGATTCATTGACGGGCGCGATGCAAGGTGGCACCAGTCTCAGCATACGAGAAAACAGGACATGAGCATTTTGTATTTTCCGCAACTCGCAAATGGGTCCATGGCGCAGTATCCCGTTACGAGGAGTTGGTCGCGGGCGGTCACGATTAATACGTTGCCGGACGGTAGCATGGTCATTATGACGGACCCCAGCCCACCGCGCGTCTCGTGGGAGTTGCGCTATAGCGGGCTATCGGCGGCGGAGTGGGGAGCACTGCAGACGCTGTTCAGCAGCTCACAGGGTCGATATGCAACGTTCACTTTTCTTGATCCGACCGATAATCTGCTGATCTGGAGCGAAGACCCCACGGCCGCCGGATGGACCGCCGACGCGCTCTTGCAGGTCAGCAAAGGGATCGGAGACCCGTTGGGCGGATCGGGTGCAGTGACGCTTACGAACGGCGGGCAAGCGCCGCAGCGGTTGATGCAGAGCGTTTCCGGTCCCAGTTGGTTTCAATATTGTTTTAGCGTCTACTTGCGCGCTGAGGGACCTTGCACGGTGAGTCTCATTCGATCGAGCACAAGTGACGAGGCGAGACAGACGGTGGATGTCGCAAGTAGTTGGGCTCGTGTTCAGGCTGCGGGTGCTCTCCCGGGGCAGGACGATGGGGTTAAGTTCGGCCTTGAGCTCGCGGCGGGCGCGACCGTGTTCGTCTTTGGTGCACAAGTCGAAGCGCAGGCTTGCGCCGGCGTTTACAAATCGAAATCGGGCACATCCGGAGTTTATCAGAAGAGCCGGTTTGATCAAGATACGCTGGTACAGGCGACAAACACAAACAGCCAATATTCAACGACCATCCAGATCACCGCCAGTTACTGAGGGAGATATGCCGGCAATCGCAGACGTTAAAGAGTTGGAGTGTGCGGAAACGCCACTATTTCTGTTTGACTGCACGCTCAAGTCGGGTGAGGTATATCATTGGAGCACGCATAAGGTTACTGTAAACGGCACGCTATATGAAGCTCGCGTGCTGAAACAGAATGTATTTGAGATGAAATCGTCTTCGGACGATGCGACGGACGGGACATCGAATATCTCAGTGACCCTGGCGAACGCCGATGCATATCTTTCGCCGATCGAAAGAACGATTGGCTGGAAAGGCGCGAGAGTAACGGTAACATTTCTTTTCTTCAGCCTTGCGAATTCCACGCCTGCATCCGACAGCCGGGTGGTGTTTCGCGGGATTGCAAACGCCCCGGACGAATCCACGGAAACCGGTCTTAAGCTGACGTTCACGAACCGCTTGAACCTGCAAAGAATCTACGTTCCTGATATCCTGGTGGAGAAGCGGTGCCCATGGACCTTTCCCAGCGATGCCAGTCAGCGCAATGAGGCGTTGACCGGCACGACGTTCGGGAAATATTCAGGGCTTTACCGGTGTGGCTATTCGGCGGACCTGGCGGGGGGCGTCGGAAGCCTCAATGGCGCGGTCCCGTTCACTACGTGCGATTACAGCCGAGCTCAATGCGCCCAGCTAGGCATGTTCAGCACAGATGCCTCCGGAAACCTGACAGCCAGGTTCGGAGCGATCGAGTTCGTTCCTCCATCTATAACCGTGCGAAGCTATCGTGAGAAAGGAACACACGTTTCGACGCCGCTCGAGAATCAAGCGATGTACGGTGATTGTGTTCCTCTTGTTTACGGGACCGGCTGGTATCAGCCGTCCATTGTGTTTGCACGAAACGACGGCAATCTGACGCACCTGGAGGTATTGCTCGGGGCGGGCGAAATCACCAGCGTGTTGATGGTGGTAGTCAACGACATCGAGATACCCGTCGGCAGTTCCGGCGCTAACATGACAGCAACGGGCTGGTATAACGTCGTGTCCTACGGCACGCGTAGTGGAGCGTTCAACAGCGATTTCACGGATGCTCAAGGTGCGCCATTGGGGGATCCCTACGGGAGCATGGCCTACATGTCGGTGGTGGTTCCGAACGCGATCAACGACGGCTCGTCGTTACCGAGTATTCAAGTATTAATCCAGGGGCTCAAACTGTCGCGTTTCGACGGAACAGGAGCGCGTTCAGGAGCCGACGCCTATACAAGCAATCCGGCTTGGGTGATGCTCGATGTTCTGCGCAGGAGCGGGTGGACGCTTGGGGAAATAGATCTTGTAAGTTTCGCCGCCGCTGCCCAGGTCTGCGATCAACCTGTGCCGACCACCGACCTGAATGGCAATGCCACGCAGGTGCCGCGATATCAATGCAACCTCATTTTGACTCAGACGCGGAGCGCTTCGGATGTCGTCCGTGGCATTCGTAACGGGGCAAGCCTGTTTCTGAATTTTAATCCACAGGGGTTGCTTAGCGTGTCCGTTGAAAGCACGCTGGCAGAGCAACAACCGGCTCGGCCGGACGGAAGCAACAGCGTCAGTGCTCTTAATGGCGGCTGGCCCGCGTACGAATTTGGAGACAATTCACTTTCAGGCATCGCGATTGGCACCAACGGCCGATCGTCATTGAAAGTGTACTCGCGAAGCTCGGCGAATACTCCGAACCAATATACAGTGGAGTTTCAAGACGAGTTTAATGAGTACCAGCAAGACAGTCTTTCTCTTAAGGACGCCGAGGACCAGGCGAATATCGGGCAGCAGATCAGCGCTGCTTTGCCGGTCCTTGGGATACCGAACTACGATCAGGCGACGCGGGTCGCTTATTTATTCTTGTCCAAGTCCGTTGACGGCAACACGTATGTAGATTTTCAAAGCAGCGTGAAATCGGTGAACCTGGCGCCGGGTGACATCATAACGCTGACGTATTCGAGAGAGGGCTTCAGCCGGCAGCCTTTCCGAATCGTGCGTATCGCTCCAGGCATGAATTATCGTAGCGCGCTCATCACGGCGCAGGTGCATGATGACGCCTGGTATTCGCCGGCGAACGCCACCGCGAGCGGGGTGGGGCGCCAGGGGACCGCACAGGTCCTCACACCTCGCCCGCTCATTGGAACCGTCATGGACGCCGATGGGAGCACCCAGCTCGGAATCGTCGAATCCATCAGCGTAGATACGGATGGCACGAGTACAGTGCAGCTCACGACTTCGTTTACGCTTCCCAGTGTGCCGGCGGCAAGTGCGGCGTCGATCCCGCTCGTGAGCCTGCAGGCCTTGTATGAATCGACGGGCGGAACGCTACCGGGAGGCGCTACGTGGTATTACGCGCTTAGCGCGGTCGATGGCTCGGGAGCGGAAGGCAGCCTGTCGTTTACCATCTGCGCAACGACACCCGGCGGCACGAATACGAACTGTGTCACGCTGCAGAACCTTAGCTTTTCAGCGACAACGGCCGCATTCAACGTGTATCGCGGCCCGACTCCTGCGAACCTGCTGCGAATTGCTGCGAACGTGCCGATCGCAGCACAGTTTGTCGACCAAGGACTTACTTCGCAATTGCAAGGACCTCCCGACCCGAACTTCGATCACGCGAACTTCTATTGGCGATTCGTGCTGAGACCTGAGCAGCAAGCCGATATTCACACACTGAAAACGATTGGCGTGTCGACCGCAGGCATGCAGGCCAACGAGTACAGAGGAGCGGTCGCCCGCATTACAGCAGGCTCCGGAGCCGGACAGGAGAGGACGATCGTTTCAAACAGCGATTCGACGTTGACTGTTGCGCCCGGGTGGGACATTCAACCGGACAGTACAAGCGAGTTTCTAGTTGCTGATACGAGTTGGCAGTTTGGTGCTACGGCCACGTCCAGCCCGGTTACATTTACGGTTCCGAACCGGACCGGCGCTGTCGTTCAAGTATCGGGACGCTCAGCAAACGTCCACGATGATGAGTGTGCGTATGAGTTATCGCCGCTTACAACTTGGTGGATCTCGGGTGACGCTGGCGCGGCGCTGGATCAAGACGTCCCAGGTCAGCCGACATTCGGCGTGTTTGCAACAGGGCAAGGCACAGTTGAGGTGGTCGGAATTGGATTTGCGGACTTGACAAATACGCGTGGCGTTGTGGCGGGCACATTATCGCTGCTTTACATCGATGAGACTGTGGCAGCGACGCCATTCCCGCTTTCGGTGGCAGTCGCGGCCAGTGATCAGGCCGCAGCGTTTAGCGCCGCAGTTCAGGCGCAAACCGGGGACGTACTTCAGATCGAATCAGAGTTGGTACTGGTGCAAGCTCCCATCTCGGGGGGGACATCCCTGCAGGTCACCCGAGGCAGTTACGGGACTGCGGCCGCACTACACTCAGCCGGCACGCCAGCATACCTGCTCGCAAGGAAGACTTTCGTGATGCCGTTCCCGCAGGATTTCTTTGGGACACCTGCGAGCGGAGATTACTCATATCGGGTCGTTTTTCCCAATGTGCGCATCGGCGCGGCTGACTTTTTCGTAACGAATTCGAAGGGCAATAGCAGCGTTATGCAACGCGCCTTCACTTCGACTGTTGATGGCGGCATTCGGACCTTGTCGGGGGGCCAAGTTTCCGTTCAGGTCGACGGCGTACTGGCGATTCAAAGCGATGCTGTGCCACCACTGATTATTGATTCGCCGCATTCAATCCGCGACGTATTCGCAAACGTCGGAACAGCTCCGACGCTAGCATCGATCAATTTGCAGGTGACACAGAACGGGCAATCTTACTGTACATTATCCATACCAGCCGGGGCGACGATCTCTAACGTTGTGGATGGAATGACCCTGGCTCCTCTACGTGCGCAAGATCAAATCGGCCTCGACATTCTGTCGGTGCCGCAGACCGCGGACAGCGTTCCGGGAGCCGACTTGACCGTCACCATCCGGCTATAAACCAATGGACACTCTGGAAAAGCTTCGTCCGGACAGGGACTTGCAATGCTATTTCTTCGAGCCTTCGGCGATCGCAGCGTTCAGTGCGACCAGCCAGACAGGCTTCACGGTGTCCGGAACCTGGAGGCAGCAGTTTGACTGGGCTGTGATCGAATGGAATCGCGATGACGTATTTGAACACCCAGCGTTTCGCCCTCTACCCGATGGCGATCTGAGCGGCCTGACCTTGTCCTACCAGGAGACGAGATCGAATTGCATTCCGATCGATTCGAATCTCTATGCGACAGTAGACTGGCCTACCCTGCGGATTTGGGCCGACGACGGTACGGGGGAGAAAGTGTATAAGATTCCGCTGGCGAGTAACGCGACGCCCATCGCTGGACAATATCAAGCTGCAACAGCACAAATCACGCTGGGCGGTACCATCACGGCGAATGACTATGTCGGGTTTGCGTTTCTCGATGAGCATTATTCGTATCAGATGAGGCAAGACGACACCCTGA